TAAAGAAGTTGACGATTTAAGACCTGACACAGACGGAGATAGAATAAGAGATCCAGACGACGCTTTTCCTGACGATCCTAACGAATCTGTAGATACTGATGGTGATGGAGTAGGAGACAACTCTGACTATGATCCTAATGATTCTGATGTTACTGTAGAGCCTGAACCTGTAGTAGAAAAAGAACCAATAGTAGAAGAAGAACCTATAGTAGAAGAAGAACCTATAGTAGAAGAAGAACCTATAGTAGAAGAAGAACCTGTAGTAGAAGAAGAACCTGTAGTAGAAAAAGAACCAATAGTAGAAGAAGAACCTGTAGTAGAGGAAGAACCAATAGAAGACAGCACTGAAGATGAAAACACAGATACAGATAGTGATGGCGACGAAGAAAGCGAGGGAGAAGGAGAAGGAGAAGGAGAAGGTGAAGGAGAAGGTGAAGGTGAAGGAGAAGGTGAGGGAGATGGAGGAGCTGGTTTAGCAGGTCTTGGAGGTTTTGGAGGCGGTCAAATTCAAAGTTTATTTGAAAAATATTTACCTCCTGAAATAGTAAATCCAGTAGCTCCAGTACAATCAGCTAAAATGTACGAAACACCTAGACGTATCTCCATAGGAAGTTTATTTGAGGACTATTTATGAGTACAACATATTTAACAATAGTTAACCACGTTCTTAGACGTATGCGTGAAAATGAAGTATCTAATGTTTCAACTAATAATTACTCTAAAATGGTAGGGGACTTTGTTAATGACGCTAAAAAAGAAGTACAAAATGCACATGATTGGTCTGCATTAAGAAGCGTAGTAACAGTCAGTACTTCCTCAGGAACTAGTGAATACTCCATAACAGGCAGTAAGGAAGACCCTAAAATAATAAGTGCTATTAACGACACACAGAATTTGTTTTTAACTTATCAAACTCCTGTATGGATGGACAACGCTTATTTTAATACTGACGCTCCAAGCGGTGCACCTGATACTTATACGTTTAATGGTATTGATGAAAACGGTGACGTTAAGATTAAACTGTACCCTACACCGGACGCAACGTACTCACTTAGGTTTAATTTAGTTATTAAACCATCGGAATTGTCTTCCGACACTGATGCAGTTACTATTCCTTATTTACCAATAGTTCATCAAGCTATTGCATTACTGGCTAGAGAACGTGGAGAAACTGGTGGTACTACTTCAGCGGAGTACTTTGCAATAGCAAACAAATATTTGTCGGACGCAATAGCCTACGACGCTTATCAACATCCAGAAGAATTTATTTATAACGTAGTATAATGGCACAACAACTACAAAACATACATATTGGTGCACCGGGATTTAAAGGGTTAAACACTCAGGATTCTCCGGTAAACATAGACCCTGCATTTGCTTCCGTAGCTGAAAATGCAGTAGTAGACAACTACGGTAGAATAGGCTCAAGAAAAGGAATTGACGATTTAACTAGTGATGTTAGTGCTTTAGGAAGTAGTGCTGGCGTAGAATCCATAGGTGAATTTGTTGCTTTGGACGGAAGTAAAAAAATATATTCCACAGGCAACAATAAAATATTTAGCGGAACTTCCACATTAACTGACGAAACTCCGGGCAGCTACACTGTATCAGCAAGTAACTGGAAAATAGTAAATTTTAATGACCACATGTATTTTTTTCAAAGAGCGCATGAGCCGTTAATTTATGAGGACGGTGGTACATTACAAAAGATGTCTCTTCATAGTGGAGCGTCAGGCACACCACCACAAGCTAACGAAGCATTAGCAGCTTTCGGTAGGATGTGGGTTGCAGACTTTACTGGAGATAAAAATACATTACAGTTTTCAGATTCTTTGGACGGTACGGATTGGAATTCGGGTTCCTCCGGATCATTAAATGTAAGAACTGTTTGGCCTACTGGCTACGACGAAATAACTGCATTAGCTGCTCACAATAACTTTTTAGTTATTTTTGGCAAAAGGTCAATTCTTTTGTACAGTGGAGCAGGAACACCTTCCAGCATGACGTTAGCTGATACTATAACTAATGTTGGTTGTATAGCTAGAGATTCAGTACAGGACATTGGTACTGATTTAATTTTCTTATCGGACACAGGAGTTAGAAGTTTAGGAAGAACTATACAGGAAAAATCATCTCCTATGAGAGACATTTCTAAAAATGTTAGGGACGATTTAATGACTCTAGTTAATATAGAAACTAGTAATATTAAATCAGCTTATAGTCCAGAGGAAGCTTTTTATTTATTGTTTTTTCCTTCTAATTCTACTGTTTATTGTTTTGACATGAGAACTGCTTTGGAAGACGGTTCTCACAGAGTTACTACTTGGCCTAGTACAAAAATATTATGCGCTACTAGAGCCAGCGATGGAACTTTGTACTTTGGAAATAAATCCGGAATAAACAAATACGATGACTTTTTGGACGGAACTAGCACTTACATGATGAGGTACTATACTAATCCAATGTCCTTTGGTGATGCTTCTAAATTAAAAATATTAAAGGAAATATCCTTTAAGATTATTGGTGGTTCTAATAACAAAGTAGTTTTAAACTGGGGTTATGATTATACACAAGGTTACAGTAAACAAGTAACTACAGTAGCTCCTACTAATATTGCTGAATACGGAATATCTGAATACAACGTAAGTACTTCAGAGTATAGTCCCTCCATTGGAGTAGATACATTAAAAGTTAAACCAACAGGAACTGGAACAGTTGTAACAATAGGCATGGACGCAACAATTAACGCAAACGGTATGTCCATACAGGAACTAAATACCGAAGCTTTGATAGGTAGATTAATATGACGGATTATACAAAAGCCACTAACTTTACCGCAAAAGATTCCTTGGTTTCAGGGAACGCTAATAAAATTGTTAAAGGAGCGGAAATTGACGACGAATTTGATCTAATTGCTACTGCGGTAGCAACTAAGTCAAACATAGCTTCTCCTACTTTTACTGGTACAGTTACTGGCCCTACTATTGTAGCTACAACTGCATTTGTTCCTGACGCTTCCGACGGTGCAGCTTTGGGTACTACTTCCTTAGAATTCAGCGATCTTTTCTTAGCTGACGGTTCCATTATTTATTTTGGTGCAGACCAAGACACAACTATTACCCACGTTGCTGACACAGGTTTATTAATTAATTCAACCAGACAACTACAGTTTGGTGACTCAGGCACTTACATACATCAAAGCGCAGATGGTGTACTTGATCTTGTATCGGACACTGAAATAGAAATAAATGCTACTACCATAGACATGAATGGCAATTTAGATTTGTCAGGAACTCTTACAATGGGTAGTGCTGCAATTTCAGAAGCTGACATAGAACAAATAGACGATTTAACTGCTGGTACAGTAACAGCTAGTAAAGCAGTAGTTGTAGACAGTAATAAAGACATTGGTAGTTTTAGAAACATTACATTAACAGGTGAGTTAGACGCAGGATCTCTTGATGTATCTGGAGATGCTGATATTGATGGTACTCTTGAAACAGATGCACTGTCTATTAATGGTACAACAGTTACCAGTACCGCAGCAGAACTTAATATATTAGACGGAGTAACCAGCACTGCCGCAGAGCTTAATATTCTAGATGGCGTAACATCTACAGCAGCAGAGCTAAACCTACTTGATGGTGTAACTAGTACTACTGCTGAATTAAACATATTGGACGGTGTAACTGCTAGTGCAGCAGACATTAACTTAATAGACGGAATTACTAACGGCACAGTAATAGCCAGTAAAGCAATTATAACTGACTCAAACAAAGATATAACTGGCGGTAGAAACATAACTATTAGTGGTGAGCTAGATGCAGCTACACTGGATATTAGTGGTGACGCAGACATTGACGGTACTCTAGAAGCTGATGCTATTACTATTGCTGGTGTAACACTAGCAGAAACCATTGCAGATACTGTAGGAGCTATGGTTAGCTCAAATACAGAAAGCGGCATCACAGTAGCATATGAAGATGCAGATAATACATTAGATTTCACAGTAGGTACTCTTAACCAAGATACTACAGGTACAGCAGATAACTTTACAGTCTCAGCAAATAACTCATCCGATGAAACAGTATACCCCGTATTCGTAGACGGAGCTACAGGCTCACAGGGAGCAGAGACAGACACAGGGCTTACTTATAATCCTTCTACAGGTCTTTTAACCTCTACAGGCTTCTCAGGCAATCTCACAGGTACATTACAGACTGCTGCACAAACAAACATTACAAGCTTAGGAACTCTTACTGCACTGACAGGTGGTACAGGAGACTTTAATTGGGATTCAAATACATTAGTAGTTGATTCATCTGC